CCTGCCAGCAGAGCGGCCAGGACCAAAGCAGCGATCCGCATCGTTATAGCCCCCCTCTTCGCAGCCGGTCGAGCACGTTTTCCTTCTGCGCCTCGTGCACGGCGGCTTCGGCCCGTTCGCGGGCCTGCTGTTCCTGGCGCACCGCTTCAACCTGCGCAGCGGTGCGCCCGGAGCGGCGGCCGCTGAACCATACGGTGGCAACGGCCGCCAGCACGGCCCCGGCGGCCGCCAGATAGCCCCACAGCCGAGAGAACAGCAGTCCGATCATACCCGCCGCGCCCGCCACCAAACACTGCCCGACCAGGCAATCGCCACCAGCGCCATTAGCCCAGCGCCGATCAGCCCAAGGCTAACCCATCGGTCAAGCCCGGAGAACGCGCTGATGATCTGCGGCAGCGCGGCTGCGGCCGGCGCGATGATGGCCGCCACTCCAGTCGCCGCCTTCACGGTATCGGTCTGCTGGGCCTCGGTTGGCGTCAACGCGGGGCGCTGTGTGCGGGCTAGAGCGGCGTCTTCAATCTCGCGCACCCGCCGGGTCCAGCCCCGGCCGAATGTCTCCCAATGCGGTCGTGACTGCAGATAGCTAAGCCGGCGCTCGCACAACGCGCGGACGGTCTGGTAGGGGTCTGCGCGCTTGACGGCCTCCAGGGTCTGGCGGCCAACCGCACCGTCGATATTCACGCCGAGCACTGTCTGGAGATCGCGCACCGCACGTCCGACCCCGCCGTGCACGGCCCAATCAAGCAACGCAAGATCAACCCCCGGCGGGAGCTCGTCACCGCGGATTGGGTTCCAGTAGAGGGCCAAATAAATCTCGCGCGCCTCTTTTTCAGTCAGATTGCGCAAGTCGACTTCCGTAAGAGTGTTGTCTCCGCGCCAAGCACGGAAAGTGTTCAGGGTGATGCCCCGGTTTGTGGCCCCGCCGGGGTCACTGGGATGGTTCACATAGCCACCCTCGTGCTTGAGCACGACGGTGATGCATTCGTCGAAGCGCCGGTTTTCGGTCATGATGTCCTCCTCAGAGATCAGCAGCCGCGCGGAACAGCGCATCAATCTGTTCCGGCGTGGCGATCTTGGCATCAATCACTGCCTGGATCAACGGGTGATGCCGCTCGACCACCGTCATGGTGGCCCAGGTGATCTGAGCGGCAAGCGCCTGGTCCTTGGGCAGGGCGGCGAAGACCTTGCCGATCACTGCTGGCACCTCGCCCGTCCGGGCCGCCGCGAGAGCCTCCGCCTCAGTGATCAGGTTGGCCTGGGCGAGAGCGATCAGAAGTTGCCGACGCGAGATGGCGCTCGGCACAGGCGGCGGGGCGTTGCGCAGCGCCTCGATTTCGGCGGCCTCGGCGGGGGTCGCGGCGCGGACGATCGATTCGCCAGTTGCAGCGTTGATCGACTGGACAAGTATTGTGGTCATGGCTTGAGTCCCAGCACAATGATACGGCCGACGTTGTTCTGAAAAGCAGAGGATGATGTTACGCGAACGCCTGTTACCCAGCCACTGCCGGAACTTACCACACACCCTGCTCGGAAGGCAGTCAATCCATTCGTCCTCGTGTGAATAGATTGTATTTGCAGTTGAGGCCTTTCACTGCTGCCTCCTTGAGTGATCGCGACCATGCCCCCGACAGGTTCGTTGGTTACGATCGCTACGGCTATTGATACACTTGCCCCAGTGCCCGTGCTTACGGCTAATGATTCGGCTGCTGCGGCTTCGCTCACAGCGCTATAGTTACTGGTGACCAAGGACCCGTCTCGGTATATCTGTGCAGTAATCGAGCTGTTGTTCGTGGGGATTCGTGCTCCGGTCAGATAAACCACAACCATCTGATAGTTCGCTAAGCTGAATCCCGTTACATCAATCACAGTGCTATTGGTAACAGCCACATCTACGATTTTTCCCCATATGCCAGCCGCAGCGACTAGTTCATCAACATACGCTTTCCTGGCCGCGTGATTGGCGTCCGTCGGGTTGGACGCGGGCAGTGTCAACGGCGCTTCCAGCGTCACCGCGCCCGACGCGCGGTTGATGACCACCGGTGTGCCGAGCGCCGCGCCGCTGTTGTCATAGCGCCGAATGACGAGATTACTGCCGGCGTTGCCGCCGCCCTCGGCCGTCGTGTCGCCGAGCTCAATCGCCCAGCGGTTGGAGCCATCGGTGCGGCCAAACACGCGCGCGACCTGGCCGCTGGACGTTTTGTTCAGAATCAGCGCCGGGTCGGCTTTCGAGACGCTAACGTCAGTCGTGAACGCTGTGCTTGGCGGCGGCGTCCACGACCAAGCCAGCCGGAAGTTGGTGCCGTCGTAAGTTACCGCCACCAAGTTACCCGCCACCAAGTCGCCCGCGGCCAGCGTGCTGCCGTCGGGCCGGCGGATCGACTTCGCGCCCAGGCCGTTCACCGCCAGTGTTGCCGCGCCGGTGTTGTTAGCAGCGACGACAAACGCATAGCGCTGCCCGGCCGCGTAGGAGCCCGGCCCGCCGCCAACCGAAATGGTCAAGGCGTTCGCCGTGCCGCCCGCGGTGCCGCCCCACCAATATGCCTCAGCCGCGTTGGGTCCGGCCGGTTGCGGAACAGGGAACGTAAGCTCTCCGTTCGGCCCGAAGGCCAGATACCTATTGGCGCGCAGAGCCGCCGGCGGCAGTTGTCCAGACACGACGTCGGATGGGTGCAGTTGAACCGTTCGGCCCAAATCATCTGCCGTTTGCTGAAGGCCAAATACGATCTGGTCAAAACGGTTCTCCGCAATCTTTGCCGGGAAGGGGCTGTTAGTCTCGAACTGATCCGGTTGGAGCAGCTCGACAACCCGGCGGATAGTGACAATCGTGCCGGCGGCGGGGGCGGTCGTAAACGTGACCCCGCTGGGTGACAGCGTGTAATCCGTTCCTAACACCTGTGTGGTAGTCACGCCGTCTGTGGCGGTCAGCGTGACAACCACATTGCCCGCCGTAAGCCCCTGAATCGGAGCCGACGAAAAGAACACCGACGAGCCGTTCGCGGTGTGGACAACTCGGGAAACAGTGCTCGATACCGTCATAGCACCTCCAACATACTCCAGACGGCGGGCGGTTACAATCCGCCCGCCAGGTCACGGCCTGGGTCGATCGGGAAACAGATAGGGGGCGATCAACCCGCGGGCCTTGGCGTCCTCGAACATGACCGCTTCGAGTGTATCCAAAAAGTGGCGGGTGCCTAGCCAGTTTTGATATGGTGCGACAGACCTCAGCGCTCGAACCTCCTTGATCCCCAGTTCACGATCAGTTGCAGCCGCATCGAGGGCTCCATGTAGCGCCGTCGCCAGGTCCCCTACCATACCGGCCAACGGCCCCAAAAGCGCGCCGACCCGGGTGCGGTTCTCATATCTGGCCAGGTCTTCGCCAGTCAGCAGGCGCTTGACAGACAGGTATGGGCTTATGTGCCCAAGAGTAGCATCCGCATCCGTGATAAACGACACCAGGCCAGACATGTCCAGGGCGTCGATCACCCAGCCCGCCGGGGTACGCTCTTTGATGTAACCCCGGGTGTTGAGGTCGCGCAGAACAAGCGAGAGGGAACCGAACACCAGGGCCGCAAGAGCGATTTCAACCTGTTTGGCGGCGCGGGCTTGTAGGAACGGCACCAGAAGTTGCGGCAGCGAGGCCATGATGAACCCTCTGAACTGTGTAATCGTTGCTCCAAACGTTTTCTGCATCCAGAAGGGACGGTCAGCCCCAGAAGGGACAATGAGCATACGCTGCGCACCAATGTGCGCCGCTAACCGGTACGCCTCAGCCAGCGCGGGGTTAACTGCCGCCCACGCTTCAACGTTGCTGTCGCGCAGACGGCCTCTCATTGTCCCGTATTTCTCATACATCTCACTCAAAGCCAGAACCTGATCCCGGCTTAGTCCAGAGACGCTGAACAACTCCGCTGCTTCACGTGGAACAGGCTTCCCCTTCTTGGCCGCTAGCGCCCCCTCCATCAGCAAATCATCGACGAGATATGCCCCGGTGACGCGAAGTCTATCGTTGAAGAAGGGCATCAATGTGAGCTTAGAGAAGATCGTCGTCATGCGGTCAATAGCCCGCCCGACTTTGCCCAATGGCGCTCCAACCGGCGCGACATCATGGAGAAGCCGCTGCTGATTAAGCAAAGCCATGTCAAGCGCAGTACCGAACTCTTCTCGGGCGCGCTTAGTCATGTCTTTTGCTGTACCAGCCCAAGCATCGGCAAGATATTGAGCAATCGCCCGAAAGAACCGAGACGCGCCGTAAGTGGAAATTGATTTCACTGGGTCGCCAACCTGCGCCAGTACTCCAGAGCCCATCTTTGCCATATAGGCTAACGACATGCCCGCGCGCAGGGTTGCTTGCGTGATTTCTTCTCGCGTATTTCTTGGCCGATCAAGTGTGCCTCGAACCTTTTGGATAAGCTGCTGTACCGTTTCGATATTGCGGGCGGCCTCGGCAGCGATCGCTTTAGCCCCTTCCAGATCGCCTCGTGCTTTGGCCTCCTCTTGGAGCTTTGCAGCTTCCTCCCGGATCGGCCTCGTGATCTCGGCAACATCAAGCGTCTTGAAAGTGCGCATCACTTCCAAGTCACGCGAAACCAAAGAATGGTACTGCTCGATTGTCCGCAAGAAAGACTTCTGCAAATACGGCTCAAACAGCACCGGGTCAACATCTTTAGTGCGCTCTTTGAGGAACGCCCGCAAGCCTCCGTCTGCGTAACGGGACAACTCAGGCCCAAAGAGGATTTCGTTTACGATTTCTTCCGCTCTCTTCTCAATCCCCCCGGGGCTTCCAACCCCGCCCTCCTCTATCGGGCCGATGAACTTCTTGTCTTCTTCATAGCGCGGGGGCTTCTCTGGCCTAGCCCCGAGGGACGGTGGGGCCTGTTTCCCGGTCACCGAGGCCACGTATTCGCCTACCTGCTGGCGGGCTGCCTCATACCGCCGCCCGGCTTCATCGCGCTTTTTGTAGGCCTCTTTCAAAGCATCGTAAAGTTGCTCTTCGACGGTCTTGAAGTTTTCGTCCGGTGAGCGCGGCGGGCCGCCCTGGTCGTCCATCTTCTGCATGAACTCCCAGGCGGTCATCTTCATTTCTTTACGAACTTTTGCCTCAAGTTCGTCAACCTCTTTAGCCGCTCGCTTCTCCTCCAACATTCGCTCGATCAGATATTTTACTTTCGGGTCTTTGCGCAGAGTAGCCGACTTCTTAACTTCTGCTAGCAGCTCCTGAGCAGCCTTCTTCCGGTTTGCGTAGGCCTCAGCCACCTTGTCAAACGCCTCTACATTGGCTTTGGCAGCCTCAAAGTCCCTCTTCAACTGTATGACCCAAGTCTTAGTAAGCCCGGAGATATCCTCCCTGGTGGCTTCGGGGTCGAACATCTTAGCGTAGTAGCCTTCGCGAAGATGCTCTGCGCCCACCAGGTTTTCCCACGGCTGGACTTCCAGAATATCTTGACGCGCCGGGTGGGAGATCGCCTTCTGCCAAGCCTCCGAAAAGGCCCGCTTCACAGCCTCCCGCCAGGGAACATCTTTAACCGGGTCGGGGTACCGTTTAGGGTCGTCCTTGTGCCGCCCATACTTGTTCACAACGATATCGAAATCTTTCTCCGTACCCCTAAATCCGAGCTCTTGCGCTTCCTTATAGGCGGCCATAAAATTGTCGTAAGCCTTCTTGAGCCCTCGCTGTTTGTATTGCGTTCGCGAGAACAGCGGGGCCAGAGGAGCCATCGGTAGGCCGGTTTCGACTCGCTTCCTGGCTTCCACCAGAAAGTCTTCCTCGGACCCAACCAAGCCCTTATTCACAGCGCGCTTATAAGCTTCTTTAAGGTCCGCGTCAGTCATCTCCCGGGCTATGGCCTTAGTGATCATGCCGGTGTCAGCGATCTTGGCAATGATCAGTCGGGACGCCCGGATTGGGCTCGTCAAGAGCTCAATGCCAGGGAATGACGTGTACTGATTGGTCCCAAACGCCTTGTGAAGGAACCCCTTCAACCAACGCGGCCCGGTGAAATCAACCGCAACTTCTCGTAGGGCCTCGTCAATGATTTCGCTCTGGTTGGAGCGCGCCGCGCCAACTGTCCCGGCGCCCGGGCGGAAAGCAGGCTCTACGCCTGTTTCCTGCGCCACTCGGGCTGCCTGAACGGTATTCAGTTCATCGACGGCATCCCTAAAGCCCTGCCGCAGCCGGGCGAGGTCCTCCCGGGTCATCCCGGTGCGGGCCATCTCTTCCTCGTCAATCCGTTGGCGAAGAGCGTCCCATTCGGCTTGAGCTTCAGGCGACCGCGGCCCCCGTGCCCGTCTGATAGCCCCGGGAATGCCGACTAGCGCACCGATCCCCGCGCCGAAGGCCCCACCGATCAGCACATCTTCAACAGTGTCAACGAAATCGCGGAAAGGATCGACCGCCCGTATAAACGGCTCTGCCGCCAGGTTTGCACTGGCACCGATTAGCGCACCCTGGGCCATCTTAGCCCCGAGGCTGGCCCCCCGGGCAACCGTAGTCACCCAGCCAAACGGCAACAAGTTAATCGGATCGACAATGCCAACCAACAGCGCCGCAACCACCGGGTGCAGAGGCCCGTTGGCCAAATACATACTGAGGCGATCGAGTTCCTCTTGCCGCTTCCTGAGCGCCTCCAGTTCCGCCATCGACCTCGCAGTTGCATAGGTTGAACCGTGCCGGGCCAGCTCATCAGTTCGCAGAAACGGCAGGGGATTGAAGTCCGGGTCCTCCTCAAACCGAGGCAGGGGCTTCAAGAAAAGCGGCGCGTATGCGGTCTTGGGAAGAATCGCGCTAAGCTGATCAAACAAATACGGGTCCAGAAGCCTGCGCGTCTCCATTTCGCGCTGAAGTTGCGCGCCGACACTCTGGTCAATCTCCAGCGCGTTATCTAGAGACACCCCCGAGCTAGGGCTAACGAGAGGCGGAAGATTAATCTGCGACTTCCTCATGCTTACTCATGCTCGCTTCAGGGCGCAGCACCCTCGCCCGATGAACCCCGAGCATTCCTGTTCCCCCGGTTGGACCACCCCCACCGGGGAGGCGGGGGAGGCTCGGAAGGCGTAAACTGCTCTCTGGTCCACTCATCGAACTTCCGAGCAGTCTCTACAACCCGCTGCAAAGTTTTCTGCAGGTTTTCAGTAAACTTCTGCATATTCTCTTCCAGGGAGAGCTCTGGCTGTGGGTACAGTCTTACGCTCTCTTTCTGTGCTTTCGCAATCTCGTCAATCGCGCGCTCTATAGCATCAGACGCTCGGTTAGGCGGCTGCTGCCTAAGCGCCTCTCTGGCCTGTTCAAGCGCCCTCAGGATTCGGAAGATTCCAGGCTCATACCCCGGACGCCTCGTTTGCTCTTGAGGTTCTTCTTGCGCCTGCTGGCGGGCACTTTCGCGCTCTGTAGAAGCCTGCTGTATAGCTTCCCGCGCCCGCTGCATTGGGTCGGGCCGGCGAGGCAGCGGCGCTTGGACGGTCTGCTGCGCAAACTCCGCCACGCCCCTAACTTGCTCAATTACGTCATCGACAAATCGTAGCGTCGTATCACGCGCCTGCTGCCAAACCTCCGAGCCGCGATTTTGCGCCAGCTTTAGCAGGTCTTGCGCCTGCTCCAGCCCGGTTTGCATAAGATCGATGACGCTCTGCCCGCGGGTCTCTACGGCGCGCTGACCTTGAGCCTGCAGAGCCTCCCCTGCGCGCCGCACCTGCTCTGGCGTAAACAGCGTCGCCGCCTGCTCCCGCTCGAAGCTCGGGCCGCCTTGACGTGGTGCCCAGGGGCGCGGCCGCTGCGGCTGATCCTGAGCCTCTTCACGGGCTTCCTCCGCGCCCCGCCTGATCCATTCTCTGAGCCCCCGGGCTTCGCCACTGACCGCCGCCGCGCCCCGCTCGATTTGCTCTCTCAGTCCCCATATCTGCTCCAGCCCCTCCTGGATTTTGCCCAGCAGGTTCTGCCAGCGCATCGCCGCTTCGGGCTGCGTTTCATCTGTTAGGGCTTGCAGCTCTTCCGGCGAGAGCCCCATAGCCGCCGGCGGCTGCTCGCCGCTTAGGCGATCCTGACGCCACTGCTGCAGTGAGCCCCGGACCTCCCCCAGCACACGCTGTGCGCCTCGTCCGACCTTCTGGCCCCACTGCCAAACCTGCGCCAAAGCCGATTGCACTTCCTTAAGGGCGGTTTCCGCCTGCTGAGCCAACTCCGGGTTGTTTCGGTAGGCCTCGTCGGCCGCGCTTTCCATAAGGAACCGGGCGTCTTCCAACAGGCCCCCGAGCCAGCTCAAAGAAGCCGAAGCGGCGTTCCGGACAGACTCAGGCGTGGCATCGCGGAGAGCTTGCCCGATAGGCGCAAGTATCTCGCCCCAGCCCTTTTCTTTAGACTCCGCGATTCGCCGCATCGCGGCCCCCTGCCACTCCAATTCGTAGGCCTGCCGCAAAGTCCTGTTGCGATGCTTTTCTGCGATTTCTCTTAAGCCGCCCTTGCCCTCCAAGTTAAAGGCCTCGTTAAACTTCCGCCGGACATAGTCTTCATCGGCCCCGAACGGGACGATCCACTGCCAGGGTTGCCCGTCCCTGGCTTGAAGCTGCACCATAGGCGCACCGGGGGCCTTAAGCTGATAGAAGGCCTCAAAAATAACTTCAGACTGCCGGCCTATTGTCACCGGCCTTGCAGTGACCAGAATGTTAAAATCTCTGAAGATATTCCGGACCTCAACATCTTGCGGCTTTCCCTCTGCCGCGCGCTGCGCGTTCACCGCCGCGGCCATTGCCTCAGCCACTTTGTAATTTACTTGCGTTGCAAAATCGTCAGGCGTAATGGTTGGGAAAACCGCCGTCGGGAAATAGCTCTCAGGGGCGTTCTCACGGCGCAGCCAAGTCGGGTTCCAGGCGGCATTGCTCCGATAGAACTGACTAGTGAACATTCTGACTGAAAATAGCGCCGCCTCTTCTTGCGAGTACCCCTGAAGCCACGCGCGCCTATAGTTGTCGATAAAGCGCTGCCTTTGCTGCCCAGTCTTAAGTTCCTTTTCGAGAGCGTTTTTAAGCTCCCGATCCTGGACTAGCTTTTCTATTGCCGCCGCCAAGTCCTCTTCAGGCTTTATTTCAGGCTGCTTATTTTGGCTTCTTGCCGTTAGTTTATTCCAATCGGCTTCAGGACGAGGCGTAAGCGGCCTCGCGCTAAGCATTGAGTCAATCGATTGGGGCGTAATCTGCCTCCCCAATGAGCGCAGATCGTCCAGTGTAATAGCAAGAACCGGGTCTTTTTCCAGGACAGCATCGACAATCCCCGGGTTCAACGCCCGCAAGTCATGAAGGAACTTTCCGACATCCCCCCGGTTACCACTATTGCGAGCTCCCTCGACCATTTTCTGCAGCAACTCGGGCACCTTGTGGGGGCGGCGAAGGGCCAGCTCCTGGATTACAAGCTTCCGCGCGTGCTCCCGAGCCTGTTCTCTGTACATTTCAATGAGGCCCTCGGGGTTTTCAGTTGCCAAATCTTGTTCGGGCAAGCTTGCCAGCCGCTTGCTCAGTTCAGCCTGGGTAAAGGCCTCCCACAGGGCATTTTCGTCGTCCGTTGAACCCCCTCCTGGAGAATACAGATTCCCCATCGCCCGGGTAAGCCTAGGCGCTGAAATGCCTTGCGCTCTCTGGGCCGACGCCAAAAGCAGCGCCGTCAGTATCTTGTGCTCGGAGCTGTCCTTCTTGATAACACCAGAATCAACAGCTTCTTGCAGCGCCGCATTACCGTCGGCCACGAGCCCGGCCGCAAACAAAGCGCGGATATTAGCTACGGCGTGCTGAGTGGCCGCCCGGGCTTCGGCCGCGGCCTGACGCTTCTCTACCTCCAAGGCCGCCCGAAGCTGCCGAACCATCACCGGAGAGAGAAGGCCCTCTCCGCCGTACCGGCGAAGGGCCTGCTCAGCAGCGCCGAACTTACGAGCGTCGATAAAGGCCCGAATGGCCCCATCTGCTGTTTCTCTACGCGTCTGCTGAACAACCGCATCCCGGACTTCTGGTCGAATGCTCTGCAAAATAGGGCCGACTTCGTTGTCAAATTGAAGAAGCAAAGCCTCCCGAGCCTGGGGGGTTTGCGAAATCGCAGCGGCCAACCGCGAGCGGGCGGTTTCTATTTGCTGCAGCGCGGCCGCCTCAACCGCCTTCTCCCGCCGCTCTGCGGCATCTAGAAGAACTTGAGTGCGGAAGTTCTGTGCATCGATAAGAAACTGGTCGCGAACCATAGACGAGCGCCAGTTTCCCTCCGACGCCACGTTATCGATTATTTCGGCAATCGCCTTTTCGACTTCGCTCGTGTATTCAGGCGAGCGCGGGTCTAGCGTTCGCGCGCGCTCATCCCACGACAGCTTCAGCTTTTGAAGGCGCTCACTGCGAACGGTGGCGTCTTCAAGCCTGTTAGTCTGCTCGACCCGCTCAGCAATAACCCTGCCGATTTCAGCGCCCGCCCTCTCCAGGGCGCTCATACCGGCCTGAACCCAGTTCAGGCCATCGTCGAACCGGCCGTAGGCCCGAGACGCATCGCCCGGACGGGCAGTTTCAGTCGGGAAATCTCGGATCGGGCGCGCCATTAGCCCAACAAACTCGCGATCCTCGCCCCACCAGAGGCTAGAGACGCGAGCACCCCATAGTTAGTGCCAGTGCGGATGTTAGCGACCCGACGCTGGAGCACACCACCGGAGAAGGTAGCGTCCTGCGCCGCCCGCACACTTTCGATCGACCCCTCAGTCAGGGCCTCCCGAATGAGCTCAGAGCCGCCGCCAACGTCCAGCCCGCCCTGCATGGAAAGGAGGGCCGCCCGTCGAGAAGCCAGGATTGACCGCTCCCGCTCCAGGTCACGCTGCCGGCGGGCGTTGTCAAGCGCAACCATCCTGGCGGACTCGATCGAGTCTTTGACCGCCAAGTTCCGCAAGGCCAACTGGCCGCTAATCGAACCAACCGTGCCCAGAACAGTCGCACCAAGGCCCAACGCCTTCCAGAAAGACATCCCGGTGCCCAGAAAGCCAGATGATGCAGCCGCCGCACCGGCGGTGGCGGCCCCCGCAGCCCCCGCCGCAGCGGCCGCACCAGCGGCAGCGGGCGCGGCGGCCGCGGCGGTGCTAGCGCCCAAGCCTAAGAATGACCAGACAGGAGCTAAGAAGGCCACGACCAAACCCCAGTATTGTGGTCGATAAACCCTACCACGCGCAGCAGCTTAATGTAAGATGGTTCGTCAACCACTTGAGGCACCGTGACATGCCCCCGAGCATTTTCATTCAGCCACCTCCGGGCAAGCCGAATGCCGCTCCTGATTTCGCCGGGAGTGGGCCGGCGTTCGGCATGCGGCACGGCCCAAACCCAAGGAATCAAAGCACCCCGGGGGCTAACGAGAAAGCTCGTGCCCAGCACTGCAAACGGCTGCCCGTCATCTCCCAGCATGAGCACCGGCTTGGAGGCCTTCACGTCTTGCTCAGCGAACGGTGAAGCCCAGGTCGCCACCCAGGCGTCCCAAATCAGCGGGGGAACCGGAAACCGGCGGAGGTCAGATAGAGTAGCCGGGACCAGCGTGGTCATCGGGGCTTCGCCTCCATAAGAGCCGACATAGCCAAAATAGATAGCGGATAGATGTCCTCTGTGTAAATGCGCAGCGCCGGGTTGTTGGCGTGCAGCCCGGCGACAGGCAGCGAAACGTCCCCATACGCCGGCTTGGGCGGAGCGTCCATGAGGTTCTGTGTCGTAGCGGTGACAATCTTCTCCACACGGTTGGCCCCGACGACCTCAACGAACCCGCCGATCGACGCCCAGACCCGCAGGTTAACCCGGTGCACATTGCCCGTCTCGCCGAGGTCAGAGGGCTCGCGCTGAACCAACAGCCCAAGCGGCATCGTGACGGCCTCACTGCGATACGGGTACCCGCCAACAATAAGCGAGGCCGGGCGATCGGCTAAAGAGGACGACTTCAACAGCCGCCCATCGACCGCGTAATCATAGGTGTCTCCAGGCTCCGACGCGGGCGGGGTGACCGAAGAAAGACGTTCACCAGCCAGGGGCGGCAAGAAGTCAATCTCGGTTGTCAGCACTGTACCCGAAGGCAGATCGAGGTCTGCCAATGACAATGGCACCGTCGGAGCAGACGGAAGCGCAATCTTGAACGTCCTGGCGGTAAGGTTGGGGGACAACATGACAAACGGCCGGCGGTTGCCGGCGGTCAAGCTGACAATCTGCTGCCCGCGCCGCCACGCAAGCCCGCGAAAGACCACCTCCAACCCCGCCACAGCGTCCGGGCTGTTCGTTGAATAAGTGAACACGATGTGCCCACCAGTCTCCGAAGCCGCCGTGATTCGCCACTGCCGCCCGACTGGCTGCTGGCAATCTAGATACACCGCGCGCTCGATCGAATACGCCTGCCGTTCCTGGGGTGCGTCTGCTGTGACTGTCTGGGGGAGGGGCTCCAGGACCTCAACAGTCTGCTGCAGCACGCCCCCTTGTGTGCGCTTGACGGTCAAGAACAGGACGTCTTGCTGGGCTTGCGTGGTTGGTTCCCCGACCAGATTAGTCTTGATCGACGGCACACAGGCAATATCCACAATGCCCGGAGCCCGGCCCCTCAACCCGCCGCCCAAACGGTGGCGGTGCGCCCCCAAAATCTTTTGGTCACTTTCAACAGTAATGCCTACAAGCTGGTCGTCTTGGGTCAACAGCCACAGAACAGAGTACGGCGACTGCTGGTAAACTAGTTGACGAATGCCCGTCTCGACTAGATGCGAAGCCAGCAGCGTTGCGTCCAACGTAACCAAGCTGTCCGATTCAATGTCGTATTTGACTTGCCGCAGGCGCGTACCGCCGCGCTGCACAAAAAATGCTGTTGCATCCACCCGGACTGGAGCCACCGGAGCCGCCCCCCGCTGTGTAACACGCCGCACAACAGCTTCGGTTGGCGTCAGAAAACCCGAGACCCCCGGGCGGACGGCATATTCACCCGAGGTCGTCCCCACGAGAAGCAAATCGGACCCCGAGATCATCCACCGTACAGTGTCCACACTGTTTCCAGTGACGCGCCGCACAATAGATTTGTCGGCGTTAGCCGCCTCGTTAAGAGAGGTGTCGGGGCTAATAGCCTCGAAGTTATCGAAGCTGTTAGACACCGAACCCGTGATAACATCCGGTGCCGAAGTAAACCCGCCGTACCACAGCCGAGCCTCGTGGAAAGTTACGCTTGTGCAGCCCCGGGTTGCGGAAAACAAGCCTAGAGCCCACTCACTACTTGTAGCCGGATTAGCGGTGCCGATCCGGAACGTACCAGTAGCGGTGGCGGCAGTCGGCGAAGAGACTGCCGTGATGGTCATGTAGTAGGCCCGCTTATTCGTCGTGTCCCGAACAAAAAACACCCGGCCCACGTCTGCCGCAATGAACAGCGCGGATGACATAGTGATCGTAAGGTTGGGCCACGTCCCAGAGACAGTAGCCGTATGATCAGCCCTAAAGTTTAGAGGGCCTAGCGGCGCTCGGCCGTCCAAAAAGACTACCGGCGCGCAAGTGAAAGACGACGGCCCGGTCCGGCTGATCTTGTAGGGCGGATAGTTCGGGTGAACCACGTAAAGTACATCTGCGTCCTGCGCAAACGCAAGGCCCGGCAAATCCGCCGTCGTCCAAGGAGTCGTGACTTCAACCGGCGTGCCGCCACCAATCAGTCCGGTTTGAGTCCAAAAACGAGCGTACTGATTGCCGAGCTCAATCACAATCGAAACGTTCGCCGTCGGCACAAACGGCACCAAACGGACATTGTCAGTAGTTTTTGTTATACCGAGGTACCGCGTCGGCGGACGACGGATTAGCGCGCCCTCCGGGGTAACGATGAAGTTCTCAACCTTCTGGAGCGCCCGGTAATACTGGTCGAGATCGGTCCGGCCCAAAAGAAGGGGAGACCACTCACCAGAAGCCCACCCATTCCTAACTGTAAACGCTCGGGGCATAGGAGTTACTCCCTAGCCCGGGACGGCACGCTACCGTCTCCCGGTGTAAGGCATCGGAGCGGTCAGCCGCCGGCCTACCATCTCCTGGCGGCCAGGCATAACCGCAATCTCCGCCGGCTGCTCAATAGCGGCAGCCCGGCGAGCCACCAAGATAGCCTTCTCCGCTTCCCGTGAAAAGTACTCGCCCAAGCTGGCATCCGCGCCCAGGCCGAGCGCTAGATCGTGGGCCAACTTGTATGCGATCGCGTCCACAAACAGCGGGTCCCACCGCGTGACATTCGTCTCGTCCCGAATGTACATGACATACATCCTGTTAACGTCGGCCAGAAGCTCATTGTTCTCAATCCGGTAAGTTTCCGGAGCATCAGTCAGTGTCTCACGGGAACCCTGAGGGTCCGGATTGGCCGCCACAAGCGCAAGAAAGTCGGCCGGCAGAATCATACGGTATTTCCACCCGAAGGCCGGGGCCGGCGGGCTTGGGCTCAACACAACTCGGGTAAACGCGAATTGCCACCGGTATCGCTTCAAGAGCGCCCGGCGCTGAACCGGATAGGACGTGTTGAGAATAGTGGCCGCGATGTTGTCCTGCCCGGGGGACAGGAGCAGCCCCTTCTCTCGCGCCCTGATGAGGGCAAGGTTGAACACCTCAACGAGAGAAGGGGCCGCCATTGTCGCGGACTCAGGTCACATACAGGATCACGCCGCGGATGCGACCGGTCGTCACGGGAGAGGTGACGGCCTGCACCTCAACGTACACCAGCTCGTACCCCTCGACGCCATCCCGGGACCTGCCAACGTAATCCAAGCCGCGGGCAATGCGGTCGATCACCCACTGACCTGCGGCGGCAAGGTTGAAGGCGTTCGCACCGGCAAACACGTTGTCAGTCGTCTCAGTCCTGATCTTGCCGTTGGTAGCCGAGGCCCCGAAAGCGTTTGTCACCTCGAACACCCCGCCGACTACCCGCGCACCCTTGGGAAGGCGGCAGAGGAAGAGCCGGTCGTTAACAGCGATGTTAGCGCCCGGGGCAAGGTCGAACGTGACCGCCTGGACGTGGCCCTGCTGGAGCGTCCGGTTCGGGAGAGCGGGCGGCGTCGCCCGCTGCCCCGTCAGTACCGTAGAGAAGAAGTCAGGCATCGCTACGCCCTCCTATCAGGTGATCTTCTTGGCGTGAATGCGGACCACCCGCACATCCTCAACGCGGCTGGCACCCCACGCGCCCATGACATACGCCTGCCATGGCCGCGTGCGAAGGTCTGGCCGCGGGTCGATGAACGTCCTGGGCTCCTGCGCCACACCGAACTCCAAGGCGTCATTCCGATACATAAACACCCTGTTGGCCGGCGCGCCGCCATCATACGTCGGATCAGTGATGTCCGGGATGAGCTCGGTAATGAAGAACCGAAGCCCCATGAACGTCCCGTCCGAGAACCCGGCGTTTTCGATAGCCCGAAGCGAGTTGTAGTCCGCGTTTGTCAGCTTGTCGTCCTCCAGCAGCGAACGCCAAGCGTTAGCGTTCATCGCGACGTTGACCGGCGCACCAGGCAGATCGATCGCGTAAGTGGCAAGCAGCCTCTCCTTGGCCGCCAAGAGGGCCCGGAAGCCCAAGGGAATTGCTGTACCGCTGCCGTTAACCGAGAATACGCGCTGGGTGTTCGGGAAGTTGACCGTAGTCTCGGCGTTCTTACCCTCCTGCACCGGGCCGTCGAGCGCCTGAATAATGGTGCGGTCAATCGCCCGGCCGATGGTGGCCGCAAGACGCTGAGTGTACGGCGACTCGAAGCTGACAAGGTTCTTCACCTTGTCAAAGCTGTCAAGCAGCACATTCGCGTCATACCCGCGAATGAAGCCCCAACGCCGACTGTGCTCGATCTCATTACGCGGCATCGGAGCGAAGCGGTCGGTGATCTCCTGGTAGTCCACACCGGCCAGCCGCTCCATGGTCCAGGCCTCGCCCGTCACCGGCTTGGAGACGATGCTGGAGCGCAACCTAGACCCGCGCTGCTCCGCCAGCATGTGCACCATCGTGCCAAACTGGCGGGCAAAACTCCTTTCAATAGTGTCGCTCACGTGTTTTCCTCCTCTGGCATGAGCGTGTTAGTCCCGGGGTCCACCACGCCCTACCATCTGCGAGGGTGTCGGAGCCTGCGGGTCACTGAGCCCGAGCCGATCTCCGGCCACGCGAGGTCTGGGCA